CTCTGCATTTGTTTCAGCAGTCTCGGCAGCAGTCTTCGCAGTCTCGGCAGCAGCTTGGGCTGTCTCAGCATTTGTTTCAGCAGTCTCTGCAGCAGCTTGAGCTGTCTCAGCATTTGTTTCAGCAGTCTCAGCTGCGGATTGCGCTGTCTCAGCATTTGTTTCTGCTAACTCTGCGTTTGTTTCAGCAGTCTCTGCAGCATTCTTAGCTGCAACTGCATCAGACTCGGCAGACTCTGCAGCAACCTTAGCTGTTTCTGCGGCATTTTTATGTGACAATGCGCTGGCAGCAGACGCAGCTGCTTCAGATGCTTTAGTAGTGGCAGTAGAAGCACTTGTAGATGCACTAGTTGCAGAAGAGGATGCTTCAGATGCCTTAGTAGTCGCAGTAGAAGCAGATGAAGAAGCTGAAGTTGCACTAGCAGCGGCATTAGTTTCACTCGTAGATGCGTTAGATTCACTAGTAGCTGCAGCAGTGGCAGATGCACTCGCATTTGTTGCGGCAGTTTCTGCGCTAGACTTTGCAGTTTCAGTTGCAGAGTGTGCGGATTCTGCAGCGTTCTTTGCTGTTATCGCATCAGCAGCTGCGGATGTTGCTGTAGCGTACTCACCTACAGTTTCATTTGTAAATGACCCACCTTCTGCTTTTTTATTTATAAGCCCAGCTTCTTCCGTGCCGGAACTAAAAGGGACAGAAGTTGTGTTTCCTTGATCTGGTTGGTATGTGATTGGAGTTTCAATAACATTACCTGATGAATCATATTCTATAGACATTATTATCCCCTATTACATTAACTCAGAAACTTCGTAAGTTATCTGATTAGATGAACCTCTAACTTTTCGGTAGGTCTCTTCATTATTTAATTCTTGTATAGCCATTTCTTGCTTTTGGAAATATTTCATAGATGCTTCATTGTCACCTAAGTAATCCATTGCATGGGCTAATGCACCAAATAGCAATGCACGTTCATTATCATCACGAAGCCAGTTATATACTTCGTTACCTGTGTAGTAGTTACCTGAAGAAGCAGGAAATTCTACAGCCCCTTCGTCTCCACTACTAGCTGTAGTTGTATTACCTGCATTGATGTTAGCTTGGTTCACAACATATGTAGCATTTAAGTCAAATAACCTACGATAGTAATGGATTTCAAAAACCTCACCTTCTTCTGCTGCTGGGTGGAATATAATATTACCACCTTTGTAACTAAAAGAGTTTTGAGGCTTTGATGTATTGTTATCTTCAAAAGATCGTAACCCAAGGTTCTTCATAAATGTACTTGAAGTTCCAGCTGAGTTAGTCCGTCTCATTGAAATTATTTCAGTTAAGTCTGGAGGAAGCTGTAAAGAGGTCTCTCCTGTTGACGCTGACGTAATAGTTGGATACAAATATGTATACTCCAAAGGTGGAATGCGAAGTTTACGATAGCAAGTGTCAGCAGAATAATCTAGGAAATCAGTGATAAGCGCATCGGTTAGGATAGAGCTGTCTCTGTTAGCCCAGTTACGCACTTTAGCAACTAAGGCATCAAAATTTGGAGTAGCCATTTATATATCTCCTTTGATATTAAATTTTCTTCATATGTGAAGTAATTAAGTCAGGGTACTCACTGTATATAATACGTTTTAATCGAATCATATTTGCAGGGTCATCTAGGAAGTCATCTGCATGAACATTGAGTTTATATTTTGTTAGTATATCAACAGCAACAATATCAGGTATGATAAATAAAGGTCTGTATTTCTGACCAGCACCAAAGTTATCTCGACCTTGGTTTCTCATATCTTTTGCATAGTTGCGGTAGTGATCGACATCTTGTGTCAATCGAAATTGATTTGTTCCAGTTTCTATATCAAAACTGTGACGATTATCTTCTTGTGATTTTTGTCCCATAATAGCGTCCTCCATTAGGAAAATAAAAGGGGCTCCCTTAGGAACCCCTTAAAATATTAGCTGCGATTAGCCGCCAATACCAACGATCAAGCCAGAGCCGTTAGGGTTACGTACTTCAAGAGTACATTCTTCAACGATCTGACCAATGGTAGAGTCACCAGACTGACCTACTTCAGTTTCCTGAAGAGGACGTAGAGTAGCAACATTGAACCACTGAGGATCATATACTAGAGCAGAAGCGTCTGCGTTAGTACCCATACCCATGATGTAGTTAGGAACTACTTTGATAGTACCAAAGTCAGACTCATAGAACTCTACAGACTGACGTAAAGTGCCATCACCATCGATGTTACGACGAACATTAGAATCAGCTGCTTGAGACTTGCTAGAGAATAAACGACGGTTCTTAGGAGAAACCATCAAGGTAGTAGCCTTACCACCATTCTCATATACAAGCTGCATTACGTCATCAACGTGGCTTAGTTCTAGTTCAACCAAGTTAGCATCAGATGAACCACGAGCCAAAGTACCAGCATCACCGATACCAGTAGTAGATGGAGCAGTGTAACCACCATTCGCAGATACATCTTTCAAAGTTGCATCGTTTACGAAAGCGTGGTAGCCACCCATAGTACGAGTACCAGAACCATTGGAGCTGTTCCAAGAGCTGACTGCATCAAACTCTAAGTCACGCTTCAATTCAGTACCACGCTTCTTCAACTGGTAAGCATACTCATCAGCAACGCCAGCTTGGTCTACAGCACGTTTGGTGCCAGAAACTTCAACAGTCTTGGAGTTGATTTGAGTGTAGTTACCTAGACGAGTACGTAGTGGCTCGTTACCTTGGGCAGTAGCAACAGTGCTGTAAGAAGAACCTTCAGCAACGGCATTAGAACCGGGAGCATCTAGCTCGTCAGTTTGCCATTCGTGCAGGATACCGCCTGCTTGGGTTTTACCGATAGAGCTCAAGAAAGGAGCTTCGTCACGAGTAATTAGGGAAATGAAATCAGACAACTGTTCACGTTCGGAGACGTTCATTGCAGTTGTGCCAGCAGCGGCCTTAGGACCACCAGTTACGAAATTACGTGCCATTTGTATTTACCTCTTATTTTAATATAGCAGTATTTACCTAAAGTTAGAAAAGCTCTTAATAAAATCTAATTGATCTTGTTTAGAGCCTTGACCGGAAAGAACTCGTGCTTTTAAATCATTTTGTTCACGAGTGGCTTTCATAGCTTTTGAAGGAGCTTTCTTTGTGGGGATACTTTTTGCTTTAGGGCTTCGTTTACGTTTGATTGCGCCTTTAGTCGAACGCTCTTTAAGTTGGCGATAATCATCGATAAATTTAACGATCCTTGCATCAAATATTTGTCCCAGAATATCCTCGGGTACACCTTCAGCTAGGGCAAACTTTTTAATTTTCTCAGCATCATACTGAGGTACTAGTTCTTGAATTTCTGTATTAAACTTTGTCAAGAGACCTTCATAATGCTTAGTTAAGTCTGCTTCTTGCTTTTTCTTGATGTTATCAGCTAATTGTTCACGTTTTTTACGAGCTTCCCAATAGAGTTCTTGAACTGCCTCACGCTTATCTTTTAACTCAGAAAGTTCATACGTATCTCCGCTCTTACGAGCTTCTTTGATGGACTTATCGAGTTCATGATATTGGCTTGCATACTCATTTTCTGTAGTGGTAAGTTGTTCGTTTAGAACAGCTGCAACCTCTTGGACTTCTTTTATACGATTGTTGTATTCGGCTTCTAGCTCCTTCCGCTGTTCACCGATCTGTTCACCCTTTTTAGACAAGCTTTGATCCGTAGCATAACCTTTACGGAGTTCTTCAAGGGTCAAGTGTTTTGTTTCCCCATCAATTTTGACAGGCACTTGATACTCCCAATCGATCTCCCCTTCTTCTAAATATTCAGCTTCTTGGGTAGACTCATCATCATCCTCATCTTCATATTCTTCAGAAGTGTCATCTTCGTCTTCGTGATTTTCGTCATCTGATAAAGTGTCTTCTTCGGGTACTTCACCTTCTTCATCATCTGACGGATCTGGAATCTCGTCACTATCCGGTAGACCTTCTTCAACAAGACCTAAGGCTTCAGCCATAGGACCCATTGGTACTTGAAGATCATCAAAGTTTACGTTATCCAGATCGGCACTGATATTCGCATCATCTCCAGAGGAGGTAGACGGTACTTGATTATCGTTGCTCATAAATTATTACTCCCTTAGTCCTCTTTTTTCTTAGACACTTTTTTTGATTTAGGTTTAGGTGCACTAGCTGGTGCCTCTAATGCTAGATCAGTTTCTAGCTCCTTAATCATAAAACACAAATCAGCAAAGGTTGGTGCGTGTAGTCGTGCCTTGCCCTGTGAACCAGCAATCTCTCCAATGAGTGCATGCTTCGCTTTAATGGCAAAATCGAGTGCTTTCTTAGCCTTCTCGCTCTGTAAATTATTCATCTATATTTTCCTCGTTTAATTGACTCTCACTTAGAAACTGGGAGTTAAACCCAAATGTTTCAATTCGTACTAGACGTTCTTTCACTGAACCTAACCCTAATGCTACGTGATATAAGTATTCACGTTCTTTAGTGCAGTGGGGTTCTGTCTGTAACCATGCTTCGAATAGTTCCAGCATGATTTCACCATAAGCATCATCAAAAAACTGTTCTCGATCTTTTCGAGCAAACTCAGCTTTAGTTAATGCTAGTTGTGCGGTGGGGAAAGTGTCCGGTTTATATGAGCCATCTGTTTGCATTTGCGGTTTAAACTTTTTGTTAGCCGCATTAGTGTACTTCTTTACACTTGCCTTCTTCGTCATATTTACCTCATTAATAAAAATTGGTAACAGGCGGCAACCCATAGAGGGCTTAGAGCCGCCTGCCAATCAGATTCTTTTTATCTGTGAATCCACCAGAAGATACTTTATCACCTTTCCTTAATATAGCATCTCAAGCTATTGTTCAATTACTTTCATCACTTTTCTTTTCTTGGCGTGATAGTGCTTCTATCGTACCAATTCGAATAGTGAGCTCATGTACTCGATCCTGCATCTCACTTAACTTTTGTATATCTCGCTCTAGCCCTTGTATTAACATATCTTGTCTTGCATCGTCAGGTAACGAACCCAGTTGACCTCGGGGCCAAAGGATTCGAAACTCTGAGTTTGATTTTATTTCAAGATCTGTCATTTCAACATTATGCTCGAGAGCCGTAAGTCGAGATTCAATTGTGAAGTAAGCCATAGTAGCGATTGCGGTAAAAGCAATCATGCCCAATATATTCTTGAGTGGAATAGTGAACTCTGAACTTTCTGATATTTTAGTCATTTGACCACCTTATAGTAGTTATTGACCCTGCGGTCCAATCATCTGTTCCATAGCCCCTGCTACTTCAGAAACAACAGTTTTACCAGTTTGAGGCTGTGTCATCTGAGAGTTTACAAGAGTTAATGCCTTAGCATATATCTCATCAATACTTGGGTGTTGTAGTATTGGTTGCTGCTCCTTACCAGCCTGAATAGCCACTTTGTTCCATTCTTGATACGATTTATCCAAGGCAACCATAAGTTGCTTAAGATTATCTTGAATGGCATTCTGAGATTGAACATTAGTATAGTCAATGTTCGCTTGTTTGAGATCCATCTCTTTCTGAAGTTTAGTAAGCTCCATCTCTTTCTGTTTGGCGATTTCCTGCTGTTCCATTTCACGAGACTTCGCAACTTGCTGTTTAAATTCATCAGTTGTGAAATCTACAATGAAGTCCATAGGATTCTCACCTAAAGCGTCAATTGCTTTGTGGGCAATCTTTGCTGCAGCTTCTGGGGATACTACTCCACCAGCACCAGCGTCTCGTAGTGCAGGTAATACCTGACCACCGATAACTTGCAACTTCTGCAACTTAGTACTGTTGGCTGCATCACCAACGTCAGCTTCAACAGATAAGTACTCGCAAGGGGGTAAGTCCTTAAACAGAACATCGTTGAAATCTGAGTTGCCAGTATATGCTCCAACGGAAACATCACTTAGTTCTTTGATCATAGTCTTGTAGACACCTTCGATGAGATCTAACCCACCAGTTTCCATAAACCTACGAGCAATGAACTGTATTCGTACTTGTGCAGCAGATTGCACTTGGGATACTTTGGCTTCGGAGTTGCCCGACACATATAGCGTATCATTCAAACCCTGGGCTGCTTTTGACAGACCAGTGGCTTGCTCTTTCTGTTCCTGCAGGTATTGCAATAGTGGAACTGTACCTGTAGAGATTTGCTCTGGTGGGAGCGATGCTACAGCTGCGTTCGGATTACCGATAGAAGCAATAACAGACTTAGGTTTGTAGTTTTGCAAAGCAGAAAAGTCTACAGTATTTGGGTCTGCAATTTTAGGAGCGTAGTTAGTAAGGTATGTATTCTCAACAAATCCACGTAGTATAGCAGTGGTAGCAAGAGTAGATGGTCTTGCCATATCAGCCATAGAAAGGCCAGTGAGTTCATGTGGAATTTTGAAGGGAACAAAGGATGCTACCTGAATGTGGTCAACATCTTCTTCTTCAAGGATAGTCTTACCAACTTTAACAACACGCTTGAGTTCTGCAATACCATCGCCATCTCGGTCTACATAGACCCAACACTTGACAATAGTAGCAGGATGCATTGCTTCAAGTTCTTCTGTGGGGGACTTCAAGCCTACGCCTGTGTCAGCCCCGGATGCTTTACGTCTCGCAGACTTATCATCATTCATGATCTCTTTATAAGTATACGAATGCGTATCAACATCATCCCATTCTATTTCATCAGCTTTTTCTGGGTATCGAGCTCGTATTGCGGAGCGACTTGTTTCAAACTCTAATGCTACCATTGGAGCGTCATGCAAGTTCTCTGCATCTCGAGAGATACGTAAAGCTTCTGGAGGTACGTTCTTGATTTCTACTTTACGAGTAGTTATAGTTCGATTTACACGAACATCTAAGTATGTACCTGTTATATCATCTAAGTACAGATCGCCAACGATTTCTACATTAGGATCTGCTAGAAGTGAGTCAAGAGCTTCGACAGTAATTTCTTCATACTCTTGTGCGGTTACTTTTACGTCTTCAACGTAGTCCCAAGTGATAATACCTTCTTTCCATAAGAGGCCAGACTTAACGTAAGTGTTAAGAATATCCCAACCACGATTCTTTTTAAAGATAGCACAGTTGACTGCCTCTGCACCAGCTCGGGCACGTTTGACACCTAGAGGCGTGTTATCAGATGGGGTTAATCTTGCGAGTTTGTTATTATCAAACAACAACTCAGAAAGCACTGCGGTGTAACCTTCGATAGCTTCAACTGTATCTGAGGCAACAATTTTAGAGACACCTTGGGGAGCTAGGTGATTGAGAGGTTGCATGGCATACTCCATGGTAGCCTTCTCTCGCTCAGCACTTAACTCTGTAGTGTCTAAGAAATTTCCATTTGATTGGGAAATCTCAGAGTCTATTAAGTGTACCAATTCCTCATCGGAAACTGGCTTTAATCCTTCTATCATTTTATTACCTCAATATCACGATTGATTCTATCTATCTAATTAGGGGAGGTTTCATTTCATATTCCCAGTACAAAGAAACACATCCAAACAAGTACCTGAGGAGGACTATTGGGAAACCTTAAATTCTTTTGGGCAACGCCCTAAGATCCTCGGACCCAGTTACAGCCATTGAGTATTGTCCGGAACATATGATCTGTTCTTGAACGATACATTGGTAGTAGAGAGTCGGTCTGCGTGAGTCCTGAGGACCTCAAGGGCAATTGCTGTTGCGATAACTGTATCATCATTACAACCTTTTATCGCGTTGGTACGACCATTTTCATCAGCCACGTAATCCTTACATTCTTGGATTATCGTAGGGGACGCGAGATTAATATCATCATTCTCTATTGCGTTCTTAAGATGACCTATGATCATGGGTTTAGTAGCTTGCGTTGTTCTCCAACCTAAACGTGTACCTTCCTCGTTAGATACATTAGCTACTTTGGTTTGATGGTACAGGTTCACATAACTCATCTGCTTGAGACGATTCAATGTGGCTATACCCAAGGAATTTGATTCAACTGCTAGTAGAGCATTGTTGTAATAGCGTCCTAAATAAAATAAAAGATCCCCATACTCAGTGGGGTCAATTTTATTGTTACGATATAAAGCTACGACTTCTCGTTTGGTGTTCATAACTACCGCTGCGGAGGAGTCTTGACCAACACCCAAAGCTACGTCAGCACCAATAATAAAGTGCTCACTAAACTTGGGATACTGAAAGATAGTCATACTGCCTTCGTTGTGATCCTCAAAGGAACTCGATGCAAGGCTGAATGATTGTTTCTTCAATACAGGTTCGGGTTGTAAGTCGTTTAGTCTTTCTATGTTAAATACGTTGGAGCCAGAAACCAAAAAGGCTTCATCTGGGGTGGATGGATATTCCTGTCGGAATTTACTCAAGCCACCTTCGGCTATTTTAAGTCTGCGCCAATAGAGCTGATCAAGCCCTAGGTCATGTTTTTCTTTAAGATCTAGTTCTTCTTCTGTCAAAGTTTCAGTAAATGCGTCCTCGTCGCCTACATCTCTGCGGTACTCTGACATTAAAAACCAAGGGACGAAAATTGGAATGTACTCATTCTCGCCTGCTACTGCACCTTTCCATAATCTGTGGAATGCATTACCCACACCATTAGCAGTGGATTCTAGAATTACTTCTGTTCCATCAGCTTGGGATATACCTTGGAAAAGGCCAGCAAGGATTTTCTCGTCATGTGTCCAGAAAGCAACCTCAGATAAATGAGCAATAGTTGGGGTGGTACCCCGTCCTGCTTCTGGAGATCCAGCCGTGTATAATCTGTAGCCTGACTCGTTGTGTTCAAACATTATCTCCTTTGCGTTGGATCTTTTGAACTTAGGTTTAAACTCAGGTTCCATGTTCTGAATGATATTCCTTGACATTGAGAACAAAGCATCCGATGTAGCACTGTCGTGTGCCATAACAACGGATTTGTTATACGGACTCAGGTAAGACTTCCAAAAGACTCGCCCACATGAATACGTGGAGAGTCCCATCTGTCTAGCCTTTAGGACAATAGCTCGGACCTTTCCGGTCTCTGCTAGTTGTTTCTCGATGGCGTCATTTACAATACGTTGCGCCTCGTTAAACTCAAAAGGTATAAAACCTCGTGTGGAGTCCTTAGGGAGTATGCGTACTTGTTCTGTAGCAAACTCGGCAAAGGATCCTTTGTATCGTTCAAGGTCCTTACGCTTCTTAGCTTCTTTAGCCAGCGCAAGTTTTTGACGATTAGTTAATTGATTCATCTGGTAGTCCTCCAGTTGCATAAGAGTCCTGACGGACTTCCGGGGCATAGCCCGGACAACACAATGCAAAAATGAATGTTGAAAAGGTTACTAAGGGTGTATAGAGTAGTACATAGGAAGCCTAGGAAGTCCCTATAGTCCCTTAGGATCCCTTCAGACCCCTAGTGATTCTTTTAGATATATTACTTAGATATATTCTCGTTAAGAGTACTCCCTAGCGTATACCTTAGGTATTACTAAGAAGGGGGAAGGGGTAGTATGAGTCCTAAGTGACTACACTATGGTTCTGAAGTTACTACCTAAATAATACCTAAGGTAGTCTAAGAAGCCCCTTCATCTTCTTAGATAGATCCATAATGTTCCTATAAGGTACTATAAATACCTAGGTACTACATTCCGTGTATAATGTGTTCCTATAAGGTACTATAAATACTCTGAGAAGGTACTTAAGTGTATATAATTGGAGTACCCCTAGGGTCCCTAAATAGAGGTCTATAGCGTACATAAGTTAATCCCAGATTATATCAGGTACCCCAAAGTATTTCCTAGCCCCCCAGTAATCCCTAGGGACACTTCTGTAGTCTCCACACCCATAGTAGTACCCTAGGGTAGCCCTCAGGTACTCCTCAGGGGCTTCTCAGGGACTCCTCAGGGTACTTCATGGGTATAACCTTGAGTGAGGGTAGAACCTATGGGTACAGATGGAGTACCAAGGGGTACCCTAGGGGAACTCCTAAAGTACTACTCAGGGACTCCTCAGGGACTCTCACAGTACCACACAGTACCACACAATACAGGGTAGTACCTTAGGAAGTAGCGACCGTGTCTAATACTACGTAAAGGGGCTGCGCCCCACTGAAGGAAGCTCACATCGAGCACTTAATTAACATGATAGCCAAGAGGATAAATATCATG